TAAGTTCTCTTTGATCGTTATCTGTGTTGAATCCGTTGAACTCAATTCCGTTCCTTTGATCTGTATTCCGTCCACACTCACACTGCCTGTGCCTGATGTGGTCAAGGTCAGGTCTGCGTTTGACGGTGCTGATATTGTGGAACCTACAACAGATAGGTCACCTATGTCCCTGGCGTCCACGTATGCCTGTGTGGCGTAGTTGGAGTCATTGGTCCATTGTGATATGTTTCCTGCCTTGTTAGTGAATGTCATCGAGTCTGATGCGATGTTGGCATCCTCGGCATCCACATAGGCCTTGATCGATTGTTGTGTGGCAAGTTTTACCGCAGAGTCTGAAGCCATGTTGTCTTCATCTTTGATACCTGTCACCACAGCACCGTCACCGTTTATTGATAAATTTTCTACCACAACATTTCCTGAGCCTGAAGTCTGTATGGTTAAGTCAGCATTAGAAGGTGATGAAAGTGTTGAACCAACGGCTGTGATGTCTCCGATCGCTGATACTGAGAAAGCACCTGTGATATTTCCTGTGACATTGAGGTCACCATCAATGTCCACGTTCTCGTTTAGGTTGATTGATGAACTGTCCGCACTTGAAATGCTTGTACCGTTGAAACTCAATGCCTCGATGTTCACGCCACCCGTGCCGTTACCCGTGATGTCAACAGAACCGTTCGTAACAATTGATGTTATTGCGTCACCATTTACCTGTAATGTGTCTATCTCAATGACACCTGTACCGTTGGCCTGTAGTTTTAGGTCACCATTTGTGACGTCTGTGGCTATCAGACCCGATGATCCGTCCCTAACCAAAGAGTAGACTTCGGCGAAATTCGTGTTGATCTTGGTCATGGCGGTACGTAATGTATCGCCTGTTGCCGGGTTTCCTAGTGTTCCTGTGTCTATGTTTAATCTAGCCATATATTGAATATACATATTTATTAAATATTTGCGATGTTCATTGAGACATTAAAGACCCTGAAATTGCACGAACGCCAGTCCAAACTGGGTGTGTATCACACCTTCCGCAGGAAATACACCATATACGTTTTCCGTTGTGACTCGTGTGGTTCCACTTTCCTGAGACCCAAATCAAAGGTTGATCCCGCCAGGGCCACCAATGACTTCAAGCACGTGTGTAACTTGTGTGACACCAAGAGGTTCGCACAGGAACAGGGTGTGCGTATGCGCCACGTGTACAAGATAGACGCCTCCAGCACTAGGATTTTATAGACGTCTCCATTGTATAGAATTTTGATTTCCTTCGATCCAACGCATGAGATCTGCATAGATGCCAACTTTGACGTTTGGCTGGTCAAAGTAATACCTTAGAAATGGATTGCTTTCAAGGTATTCTTTTCGATTGATATATCTGAATTCGATGTCAGGATATTTCCTGATGATCTGTCGTAACTGAAACATCCATTCGTACTTGAGGTATGCCTTCATGCTAACACGCTCATCGTAGTTTCTTGTATTTTTGTAAATGTTGTTTTGAATCCTGCTGGGAGTGTCCATCTCCCATTGTTGTGCACCTAGTATGTCAAAGGCAAGTATGATAATGGTTTTGTGTCCGTGTTCTGCGGCCATCAAGACCGCACTACACCCCGATCCTCTAGACTGGGAGAAATCTATGCTTCTGATTTTGCCTCCCTTTTTGTCGTTTCCGCCACGCCAAATTCTATAGAGTTTGAGCCCATCAGGCACATGGTGTATTTGATCATTATCCAAAACATAATTCCAATCTGAGATGTCTTGTCTGCCGTGCACCTTTACCGGGTTGCCTTCGTTGTGCCAATTCATCACCTCCTCGTGCATGTCCGTGTTCACGGCCACTATGTGATCACAAAGTTCGGGATGGTCTCGGTAAATGGCGTTACAGCCATACACGGTGCCATGGTCCTTCAATCTGTCTATGGGAAAAATATTACGAGATTCACCATTGCCTATTACGAATGCGGTGTCCATTATACACCAAAAGACTCTCCGCAACCACATGCGCTGGTGCTGTTGGGATTTGAAATCTCAAACTGTGATCCGAATGTCTCTTCTATCCAGTCTATTTTAGTTCCAGCCACGTAAAGCATAGATGTTTCATCAACCACGAATTTTCCATTGTCCCATTCTACTAAATGATCATCCGCACTGACTTTGTCTTTGGAGTCTACAAATCCCCATTCGTATTTGAACCCTGCACACCCTCCGCCTAGCACGGCCAAACTCACAGCGAACTTGTCTGGATTTTTTGTTAGGAGTTTCTGCATCTGGGACTTTGCCGCTTCTGTAATTTCAAATAGTTTCATTTAACGTTTCCAATAATTTACTTTTAATTATTTTCTTTGATGCCTCGGCATGTGCCTTTTCACCGGGATGGTGAAAAGAGATGTTGTCTACGGGTGCCGTATGATCCGGCAGTAACGGAAGATTTTTCTGCCTCACCCACATTTGGAAACCAAGATCGTTTTTCCCCCATTCAAACCAACCGAATGACTTCATGTATTCCCATAGGTCTCTGGCGTATGGGTCGAAGTCCTTGAATGACTCTCCGGAAACACCTGCCTGTATTTTGTGTTTAAGATGTTCAGCACTGATGGGGCCTTTACGACGGAGCAGGTAGTCTTTCATTAACTCCTGACTTTCCTTGTCCGTGCTTTGTATGTAGAAAGTTGATCTAGGGCAACCTGTTTGCCATGTTGCACTGTTGAAGGTGTTAATCGCTGTGATACCTTTAGATTGCAAGAAAAGGTTTGCCTGCACGATCGAATTGACTGACAATGTAAATCTTGAAAACTTATCTAGGTTTTTGTAAACTTCTTTTGCCCATTTTGTCAGTTCTAGGTCGTTGCTGTAACCTGCAACCTCACTATGCACGTTCACGTAAGGCCATCCTTTAGATTTGTTCACCGTGTTCATGCTTGCCAAAGCAAGGTGCGTATATTTCGTCCAGCCAATCCAAAAAATAGGATTCAATTTGTTTTCCTTAGCAAATTTTTCTGCCACGAATACTTGCCTGAAAATGTTTTGATTGCTAGATCCCGACATGGAGAAGTTGTAATGCTTGAGTCCATAATGTTCGGCTACTAACTTTGTGTAAACCTGTTCGCTTGGTCTGGTGTTGCCATTTGTGGACACATGGTCTGTGCCATACATCAAACTACATCCAAATGCGAAAATACTATCTTTTTTCATCTACGCACCCATATTATTAAGACCGACCGCCAACCAAAATTTCATCGCTTCTCTTTTACTCGCGAAGCTCATGAACGCCTTTTGCCCTTCCCAGTCATGCCAGCGTGTGCTGTAAAGGTCGGCCTGCTCAAACCACCAACCCCACCTGAACTTGCAGTTGACCTGGCACCATTCTATGCACTCTCCAGGTATGCCATTGGAATTCATGTCAATGTTGTATTTGAACTTTTGTTCGTATCCACAGTCATCTGATATTTCAGGCAACGTGGGTTTGACTCTTTTGACTTCAACTTTTCCAAAACTCATCGCCAGTTGTCCTCCACAAACTTGTCAGCACATTCCATGGGATTAGGTTGCCCATGAAATACCGCCACTTTGTTGCCTGACTCTATCTTGGCAGGTGTCCTGAAAAACTTTTTGCCATCCTTTGTCAGCAGTTTCGTGTCCTTGAGGCCAACCATTTCCCATTTGTATGACCTTATCCATGAGTCAGGCCACCAGTTGATGTCGTCCTTTGCCCTCTTGGTAATCCAGTCCTGATCCCCATGATTTTGTTGCATGATTCTTGCCGACTTATCTTTGAATTCAGTGTACAGGTAATCCATCGTGCCCGACTCGAAACGCATAACGCTTGAATTGGAGAGACTCCAGTCCTTGACTCTGCAACGGTTGAAGTCTCTTATTATCATGAACTTGCCCGCGTTGTGTGAAAACAGGTCATCTATGTTATCGAAAATCACCACGTCAAGATCAAAGAACAAGATGTTACCCTTGACCGGCATCTCAGGAGCGAACATCCACAGTTTGCTCCACCATATCTTGATCCAGGGATCGTTGGGCAGTTTCACTATGTTGACTTCGGGATCTATGCCTGCCGGATCATCAGTGAGGCAATGGAACGAGTAAGGCACTGTGGTGTGCCGTGCCACCATGTTTTTCAGCACGTTCACATAGTTGGGCGGATACTTGTTGCCCCATTTAACGCATATTACGTGGTTCATATCCGGTCCTCAATCTTTCAATTTGTATTTCTTTCCAGTTGTCGTCATCCAACGAGTATGGGTAACCACAACTAACAGGATTGTCACCAACCACTGCTATATTTGAGATATTTAAATTATCACTCATGATTTTGTAAATTTTTTTGAAATCTAAAGTTCCAAATGCTTTTTCAAGGTCCACTTGGCCTATTTTAGCATATCCAAGAGCCAATTTTGGATCTTGCCAATCATAGTTGTTTTCTGATAACCATGATCTAAAACCATCCATTTCTTTCTTTTTCCAACCAAAAGTTCCTTCGTCTATTGTCTTACCCCATTCTACATCGAATTCTCCAGAATAAAATCTTTGGTGTGTGATAGCCGAGCAAGTTGCATCATCGAGATTCCTTCCACCTTCGTCTCTGTATACCTCAAACAATGTCTTGCCAATTTGACTCCAGTGCAGATAAACACCCCCTAGTTCTCTCTTGTACCTATTTTGTAAAAACAAGTCAAAATCCTCGTCATTTAGATCGTACCTAGGTGCATTGAGAAACGTGGTGATTTGCGAAGGTCTGATCCATTCAGGATCAACGACACTTTTGCGATAAGATTCAACCCACCCTTCTATCTCATGGCAAATGTTGTTCAACTGCCTGATGGCATATTTTGTTCTATGGTCGGCCTGCAGGTAAAAAGGTGACAACTCCCAAGCAGTGCCCTGTAATTCTTCGAAATGTCTGTGTAAAAGGTTACAGGCATCATGTTTCAGACGCAAACCAGGTTTGGTCATTTCATCGCCATCAAAAACCATGCCAGTGGGTAAATTTGGACTATACTGAAAGTCTTCTGGAACAAATGGGTGTATATACTCGTAGGCTGGATCGAAATTGAAGGAATTAATTTGGTGCACAGATTGATTGAGTTCTTTGCAAAGATGCGCAAGGTTTCTCTTTGTGCCGGCGAAACCCAAGAAACAAAAATTTTTTTCAAGCAATCTTTGTTGTGCTAGATTGTCACGCAGGGCATCTAACCATCTCACGCCCATGGGTGTGTCATATACCTTTATGCTGTATGAGATGTCGCCTAGACTTACCTTTATACCGGATGTTAAAAATTTAAGTTCTTCTGTAGATGGCACTGTTCGCTCCGTGTTCCATGCACTCCACACTCTCCACGAAACATCTGCCATCGGTCTGCTCTTTGATCAACTTGTCTGCGAAATCAAATGCGTGTTTGGCAAACATCTCCGCACCAACTCCGTCGAACTCCACGATCTCAGCGAGGTCGTGCTTCTCAAGTTCCTTCAGTTTATCCAGGTGTGGGTCATTGATATCCACTGCGGTCTTGTGATCGAAGTGATCCTCCAGCCATTTCTTCAATGGCTTCAGTCCGCCGAAGTCCACTGCCCAGTTCTTGTTGTCCAGTTCGTTGCATCCAAATGTGAATCTGAAGGCCAGACTGTAACCGTGTAGCAAGTGGCAGTGTGAGTGGTCTGCGTTGGGTTGTCTGAACACACAGGCCAGGCCTATGTTGTGTCCGTATGTTTTAGTTGAGTAGTAAGTCATCTTTTTTCTCCTGTTTGATGACTTGCAGAGTGTTTATAGAGGGATGAAAGTCTTTAAGTCCTCTCATTAGTGCAACCTCTTGTTGATGTCGTCGAGGTTGATTCCTAAGTCTTCCGCGCTGTTCCTTATTCTGTCGGTCAGCTCGTTGGGTATATTTAATTCTCCGTCGATGATGCTCTTGAGAAAGTGTATCAGTACCGAGAACTCCGGCCTCTGTGAAACCGTCTCTGGATCCACGCCATGCTTCTCCATCGCGTTCAGCAGGGCCTCTGACACGTCCACGAGTGCATTGATGCTTTTGCTGTGTTTCTCGAAGTGTGCCATTATGTGATTATGCTGGGTTTCTTGGGTACTTCGATCTTGCTGAACACCCTGTCGTATTCCGCCTGTATTTTGTCATTGATATATGCTATAGAAGTTATTTTGTCTTTTGCTATATCGATAGGCTTGTCCTGTTTTGCGGTTGAGAAGAATGTCCCAAACGCCAGTCCCTGTGGTCCCTGCATCAGAACAAGTGCTTTCTCTATACTGATGTACGAGTCCGCGCCGCTTTTGTATTTGGCAATGACTTCCTCTCCTGAAGCCAGTTTCAGAGTGATATGATCTCCATCTTTATAATTTTCGAACATGCCTTATTATAAACTATCCTGCGATATTGTCAATGTATTTTCTTAACTCTTTGTCTTGGACGTTTGCGGGGATGATATTTTGAAAAAATATTTGGTAACTATCAGATCCGTATTTGCCAATTCCATGCAGGTCGCTGGCGTCCTTGCCATCCCAGCTCAGAAACTCTACACTCATACTCCTTAACCTCTTTGTCCGAACTTTCCACATGCCTAATGGCCTAAGTAAATTTTCCTGTGTCTTCTGCCGGCCTCTGATAAAAGAAACAGGATTTGGATATTTTTTGAACAACTTTGGCAGTATCTCCTTGACCTGCTTCCTGTAGGTAAGGTTGAGGCACATCACGGCCACCATGTGTTTCCATTTTTTGTATGGCGCTCTTAACTGTTGTTGGACCATCAAATGTTCCTTCATCGGCTTCGTCATACAATAATTTTATATTGAATTATTTCTTTGTCAACTGCTTGTTTATGAATTTGGCCATGCCCTCATATGACTCCTGGAAAACATTTTTGTGCTGGCTCCATTCTTTGGGCATCTCCCATCCTTGTTTGTTGACCACTATCCAGCGAACATCTGGATCAGAGAAACCCATCAACTTGTGGAACTGGTATATCCAGTAACTGGGATCAACACCTCTCTTGATATATGTGTATCCCTCAGAACCTGTGTAAATGTTGTTGGGTGTCTCCTGATCTATAGGATACAGATCAAAACCCAGCATGAATATGGCCTTTGGTTTGAACGTTAGACCAAGCACGCCAGCGTAAGGTCCCGTGCCCCAATGGAATGGCTCGTCTTGCCTTTTTTCTCCAGCGTATGGTAACTTGGGGAACTTTTTCACGTTGGGCCAGTGTGCGAACTGGTCAGCCCAGTTCTCCCTGGTGTAAATCATAGTGCCTTTACCAACCGCGTTCACGGCCTGCTGGCACATGTGGCGATCAGCACAACACAGATATTCTGTCACATAGTCTCGATAAATGGCATTGCAACCAATCACGGTTGAAAATTTTTTAAGAGGAGAAAGGTCAAAACCCCTTCTGGATTCACCGTTTCCTATGATGCTAACGTACTTCGTCATATGCCTATTTAATGCCTTTTAAACGCACACAGATGCTTTCTAACGCATGGTAAAATTGAATTGGATCGTGTGTACCTATTCATGATCCACCACGAGATTCCACACGGTTTGGTAACGATCCCATGCCTTCTGTAAGGTGGGATATTTGCGCCTCAGTGCTATGGCCTCCGCGTTCACCATCTCGGCTTCACGGTAAGACTGCTCCTCATCCTTGGCTGTCTGTGACTGCTCCACCAACACCCTGTCACCGTTTGGTAATTGTTCATACACGGTCTCGCCCCCATCGGGTGATACGAATATGGATCCTTCACGTGTTGTTTTCTTTTTCTTTTTCATAATTTTAGTGGGGCGGATCCAGTCTCCCATAGCCGCCCCTTCGACCCACTAGCAAGGCCGAATCATTGAACTCGTTAATAATACTCATTATGATCTCCTCCAGGATGTGAATACCTAATTCCTCCTGGGTGTTCGGCATCGTTGGTTTTCCTTGGAATGAAATGTATGTGTGGCCAGTATATTGTTTGACCCGCGCACTGTCCTATGTTCATGCCTACATTATAACCCTGCATCTTGCCTTCCTTGACCCACTCCTCTCCACAGTAGTATGCCAGTTTGTATGATTCTCCTATTGCGTTTGGATCACGAGATTTTGGAATGAATAATAGGTGTCCACTGGTACAGGGATAAAGATCTTTGAATACTGCTGTGTTTTGATTTTCGAAAATTGGGTTGTCATTTTCGAACCAAGTTGATTCCTCGAATTTATCTATGTGCTCTCTTGGTTTCTTGTAGATAGGTTTTTGCGATGGCATTGGTTTCTATAATTCCTATTCTTATATTACTAGAGTTTGGTCTGTGTTGCAATCTAATTTTTTCCCAATATTTTGTTTTACTCACTGATGGGTTGTAATCTAAGATGCCTAAAAGATTTACCAATGCTTTCCTCACTTTCTCTGCACCGCCGTGTTTCTTACAGGTGTCGGATCTTCCCACATGAACTATTTTGTTTTTTATTTTTATTTTGTACACACAGGAAAGTTTAATCCACTTGGTTTTAGGATTTTTGCTGTGCTTTATTTTAAAGCCTTCAACAGCATAAAGATCGTGTATAGAATACCACTTGGTCATTTGATGCCAAGTTGCTTGTAAACCCTTTGCACTTTCCTCGCCTGGAAGTAGCAGTCTTCGAGTGCGTTGTGTAGTCCAGTCCTCTTCTCATTCTCCCTTGGGACTAGCGAAAATAAAGTCCTTGAATCTCTGATCTGCCAGTAGTTCCACGGCACGGGTGTTTTTAGTTGTGCGTATATGTTCTGTAGTATCGCGTAGTCGAACAATGGACCCTGGCACCAGAACACGTCAACTCCCACGCTCCACTTGTTGATCGTCTTGACCATCTGGTCTAATGGAATCCTGTCCTTGTCACCTAGTGCCTCTTCCATAATCTCGGGATCTTGTCGGCCCCACCAGTCCAAAGTGTCCTGCATGACATCTCTGCCCATCGCAGTCTGTGAGTCAACATCAACACGGAAGTACATGCCCTGTGAGGGTTCCACTGCGTTGGTTGGATCGAATTTAACGCCACCCACCGTGAGTATCACAGCATCCGGGTTTGTGCTCAAGGTTTCTAAGTCTATCATTGCGTGGATCATACGCAACTATACACTATATTCTTGGTAATGTCAATTAGGCGTCTGCGGGTGGGGTCAGTTTGGGTTTGTTACCATCCTTGAGCCATTCGTTGTACAGCAGGAACTCCTCTTCGCTGAAGCAGTAGATCTCGCCCGCGCTGTTGGGGAAAGTCTCGATCATGTAGTTCCTCACCACTGCGGCCTCCTGTTGGCACTCGTACTGTGTGTTGTATGGTGTCTGTTCATAGATCGTCTCGCACATGTCCGCCGCGACACAGAATATGATTACCATCATGAATTTCATTTTTTTCTCTCCTGACCTAAAAGTACTTACTTCTTTTTCTTTTGCCTTAAAGTACGCACTTTGGTCTGGAGCCTGATCAGGTCGTTGTCCAGTAGCCTGACACGGTCTATGAGGGCGATGAGAGTGGTGGAGGTTGATCCCAGTTTGGGTTTGATCTCTTTTACTATGAAGTTGTACAGATACCATATAAAATATGCAAGGAAAAAAGTTGCCACAACAGGAAATCCGTAGTCCTTTATCAATGTTGCTATCTCCATTAATCCTTCCTCGCATCTTTCTTGCCATCTGCTCTGGCAATACGATCTGTATCAACAGGAAGTCCTAGTTGCTCGGAAACTTCCTGATCTATTTTCAATATATCGTTATTCATGGTTTTAACTCTATTATCGAGTTGTGTTATCACATTTTCTATAAAAGTAATCTGACTTACTACTGAGCCTAATATGTAATTTATTATTACCATTATAAAACCACCTAGGCCTATTGTGGCCGCTATCGGTAGTCCCAAGTCTGATACTAATTTGAAAAACTGTTCCATTATAAGTGTATTTAACTTTTGACAGTATACACTTTAATTTCTTCTGTTTTGCCCTTGACCGTTATCTTATCTACGTAATCAAAGTCATAATTTAGTTTGGCGGCTTTGACAGTATCCTCACCTATGATCAGTGTCTTGCCTAGGGTCTTACTACTGCTTTCCAATCTACTTGCAAGATTGACAGCATCGCCTATCACACTGTAATCAAATCTCTGGTTTGATCCCATGTTACCTACTAGGGCCTCACCTGTGTTGATCCCTATGCCTATGTTGATGTTGGGCAGATTCTCTTTTGTAAGTTCTGCGTTCAACAGTTTTAATTCCTCTTGCATCTCGATCGCGGCCTGTACTGCATTCTCTTCATGCTCTGGGTCATCTATGGGTGCGTTCCAGAATGCCATGATACAGTCGCCCATGAACTTGTCTATGGTTCCACCATTCTTGATTATAATATCTGTCATACGTGTAAGGAACCTATTGATTAGTTTAGTAAGTCCCTCTGGGTTTCCCTTGTATTTTTCAGATATGGGTGTAAACCCTCTAATATCTGAGAACATAAATGTCATTATCCTTGTTTCGCCACCTAGTTTAAGAAGGCTTGGATCTTTCTGTAGTTTCTTGACCATGGCAGGCGCCAGGTAGTGTTCGAACTGTTTCTTGATCTGTTGCCTCAACCTGTTCTGTGTGACGAAGTTGTTGTACACGCTGTGGCTCCATACCACCGCTATGAACAGCACCGGGAAACTGGCGTCTATCAGGAAACCCTGTTTGGCGTATCCGTACCAGCTCGCGGCCATGACACCACCGGCGGACAGTATCAGCGTGGGTATGGCCCACACCACCCCCTGCCTGGGCAGTATCAGGATCAGCAACAGTCCGATCAGTGCGAGGGTAATGATTTCGTTGAAGTCAGCGTTGACGGGCCTCACTAGGTACCTGCCCGCCACCAGCATGTCCAGAGCCTGTGCGGTGATCTGTTGGTCAGTCATCAGTTGGAACGGCGTGTCCTTGAGGTAACTGAGTCCCGCGGCGTCCAGTCCCACCACCACGATCCTGTTCTGTAATCTTTCCATGGGCACCTCGCCGGACATGACGTCTCCCGCGGACACCTCCAAGATGTTGTCAGGGTGTGTGTAGTGTATGTACATCTCCGCGTTGTGGTTCACCGGCACCCCGGCATCTTTCTTGACCAACACCTCCTCCACTCCGTTCGGTCCCGCCACAACCTTGATCCTCTTGCTCTGGTTTATGATCCTCACGTTCTCCAGTATCTGCGATGGGTATATCTTGCCGTTGACCCTGATCAGCATGGGCATCTTCCTCACCACGCCATCCGGCTCCGGTGCGGTCACGTTCACGCCCAGTCCCTTGGTTGCCGCACTGAACTTGGGTATTGGTGACACTATGCCCTCGTACAGCCACAGCCATGGCTTGGCGTTGCCCTTCTCCAGTATGGGCGTGGTGCTGGGCAGTTCCACACTGGCAGTGTCCTTCACGCTCTGCATCAGTATCACATTGCCTGTGCGGTCGATCATGTACGCGAACATCTGGTCCGTGTCTAGCAAGACTTTTTCCAGTTGTTCTCTCATTTCCTTGTCCATTGGCATGGTGTCTAGGTAGTTCTTGCCACTCATCCTGTCCGGTTCAGCGAACAGTATGTTGTAGTTGACCAGTGCGGGTTTGAGTTCACCCAACTGTGCGTGTAGCATGGCCATCACGTGCCTGGGCCATGGCCACTGTCCATACTTCTCTATGTCTTTTTCAGTTATGTTAACCACTGTGACCATGTCACTGTGATCCTGCCTGGGTTGTATCTGCTGGTATGCGTCCCACGTCTTGTATCTCAGTATTTTGACGTACTTGCTGTCCGTGTACCTCACGCCCAACAGCAAAATGGCCACCAACATCACCATCCATATGCTTGTTAAAATTCTCATTATCTCTCCTGTAGCGCCTGTCCTATGCCCGAGAACGGTTGTAGCACGTACTCCATTATGCTCCTCGAACCCGTCACTATGAAGTTCTGCACCTGTATGCCCGCCACCAGGTCGAAACGCTTGGCGGTGCCCGTGAACTGCTGTTTGGACAATCTAATCCTCACCTCATAGTAGGTGCCCTCACGGCTCTGCACCACGTCCGGACTGATGCTGACGACCTCGCCGTCTATGGCGTCATACCTCATCTGGTCCTGGTTGGCCAGTTTGACCTTGACCGAGTCACCCAACTGCACGTATCCGCGATCCTTGACCAGCAGTTTGGCCTCAACCACGCACTCGTTGTCAGCGGGTATTATCAGTGCCACGGGGTCTCCGCGTTTCACGAAGCCGCCCGAGTTCATGAAGTTGAGCCTCTGTATCGTGCCGTCGATGGTGCTGACTATGTCCCTGTCCTCGTAGCCCACCCCCGGGCTCACAGTGATCAGTACGTCACCCTTGCTGACACTGGCCCCCTCGCTAGTGTGCACCTCGGTGACCTCGCCCGCTATCATGGCCATTATCTCTGTGTTGTCATTCTCTGGCACAGTGACGCCAACGGCCTGTGTTGTGATGTCCACCCTGCTGACGGTCATCCATACCACTGTCGCCACGAACAACAGCGTGATCGTAATCCAGAAGTTCCTAATTGCCTTTGACATATTTCCTCACTGTGTTCTCGGCCATGTCCCTCTGCTGTATGAATTCCTTGGCCTTGCTGTATTTCTGTGTGCCCTGGAACGCCCTCGCGGCCAGTATGTTGGAACCTATCAGGGCACCTATGGTCAGTCCCGACGCTGACATGATCTGATATGCGCCCACGCTCATTATCAGTATGGTCAGCAGTCCCATCATGAATATCTCGATGTTCTGCACGGCTTCGCTGTTGCTGTTTGTGATCCTCTTCCACCTGGGCAGTTGTGCCACCACCAACATGAACACCAGTGTGATCACCGCGGCGGGCCAGTTGATCATAATCAGCACCAGCAGGAACGCACACACGAACGGCCAGTCCAACACGAAACTGGTCATGGATGCGTTGGATGAGTTAACCAACAACTTGACGGCCAGCGTCTGGTCCTGTGTGAGGGGTTTGGTCTTGACCAGGACCTTGACCTGATCTATCAGTGGCGTGTAGTATCTCCTGTTGAAGTCCACCAGCATGGCGCTACGGTTGGTCCTCAACGCCAACTCGAACAGTATGAAAATTATGGCACCCGCGGTGAGGCTGACCAGTGTGGCCGTTACGCCACTCGCCAGGTACTTGTTCAACACTATGATCACGAACACGGCCGGTGTTAATGCACACAGGTTCGTGAACAGACTGCTGGTCAACAGCATTGACAGTGTGGTGGGTTCGGTTGTGAGTTGTCTGATCAAATTCCGCATTATAGCAGTATTTAATTGTTTACGGAGCCGATCAGTTTGTGTATGTTGTATCTCTGTAGCAGAAGGTCCAGTTTGGCGTTGGCCACCGCGTTCTCGCTCATGATCTGTGCGGTCTTCATGCCAAACACCGCGCTCAGTGGTGAGTTACCCGCCTTGTAGTCCTCCTGTGTGAGTGCGTACATCTCGGCGTTGATCTTGGCCGTCCTCTCCAGCACCTTGAGGTTCTTCTTCATGTTGTTGAAGTTGATCCAAATGGTGTCCACTTGGTTCTGGATGTTCTTGGCTGTCTCCCTGTAGGTGTGCTCCATGGCCTGCTCCCTGTGTTTGGCCGCCTTGTAGTCTGAAGTGTTCTTCCAGCCATTGAACAGCGTCCATCTCATGGTGATGTCGAAACGCCATTCCTGCTTGTCCGTGCCGTACCCACCACCCAGGTCATCCTGGTACTCGGTGAAACTGAGGTTGGTGTCTATGCTGGGCCTGAACTCGTTCTTCATGTTCTTGGTTGTGAGACGTGCTATCACCTTGTCGTAGTCCGCCATCCTCAGGCTCTTGTTGCCGTTGTAGTTCTTGGCGTTGCTGGGCAGTTCTCCCAGTAGGTCAGCGTTGGGCATCGGGAACTGGTCACCGCTTGGTGGTGTGAATCCCCACACCTGTTTGAATTTCTCTATCGCCAGGTCATACTGTATCTTGCTCTGTATGGTGATGCTCTGGTAGGTCCTGAACTGCTGTTCCGTCTGCAGTTGTTCCATCTTTGAGGCCTCGCCCTTGGCCACCTTCTTCATGGTCATGGCCATGGCCTTCTTGGCGTTGTCCTCGATCTTCTTGTTGGCCTGCCACGTGTTCCAGTTCTTGATCACGTTCACGTATGTGGTCACGCCCTCTATGATCACGTCCTCTATGGTCATCTCCAGCGTGATCTGTGTCTTCTGTGAATTCCTCTTGCTGATGTCAACGGCCGTGTCAGTCCTGCCACCGTCCCATATCATCTGCGTCAGCGTTATGCTCTTCTTGATGCCGCTCTTGTGCGTGTAGGCCACGCTCTCTGATCCCGAGCTCTGGCTCGGCGTCTTGTCGTTCTCGTCATTGAAACCGTAGTTCACGCTCACGTTGGGCATGTAGGCACTCATGGTGCTCTTTAGGTCATGCACCGTGGCCTCGAAGTTCTCCTTGGCCGACTTGACCCTGTCCGACTCCGCCAGCAGTTTGGGTATCATCACCTCCAGTGGCAGTATCTCGCCGTCCTTGACCTCTATGATGGGCAGTGTGGGTTGAACCTGTTCGTCCACGAACTTCTCTACCTCCACCTTGATCTGTGGAGTGCCCTCGTCGCTCTTGATGATGGTGATGCCCTCCAGTGGCTTGCTCTCGATGGAAGCACTGATGTTGCCTCGGCTGTCCTTGCAGTTCTTCTGTATGTAGGTGTCAGTCTCTTCTATGATCGTACACTTGGGTTCTGAACCCTGCACGGCGGTGTTCATCATCTCCGCCATGATCCAGAAGAACAAGGCGAATCCGATCAGTCCTGTGGTGTGTCGTATGAATGTGTTCTTGTTCATAACCTCGTTTTCCTGTATTGTACGCACATATATTTATTCTAAGTCACCACAGTAACGTCAGCCACCGTGCCCGTGAATCCTGTCAAATTGATGTACATGTCTGTTGTGCTGTCGCCGTTTGTGTCCAACTGTAACTGTGTGCCGCTGATCACCTTTGTGACACTGTTGGTGATGTCGCTGATGTCTATGGAGTCTTCTGATGCGTTGAAGTCCAATATCGTATCCACAGTCGACGTGTTTGAATCTGTGGTCGCTTCATATTTGAACGTGTCAGCACCTTCTCCGCCCCAGAGCGTGTCAGCCGCGCCACCGCCATAAATCACATCATCACCCATGGTACCAAGTATTGTATCAGCACCGCTGGTTCCATTGATCTGTGATGCTCCATCATAGTACAGTGACGCCGCCCACTGTATGAGGTTTTCGTTGTAGGTCTGAGAACCACCGCTTGACAATGTGCTTGATGATGTATAGGTTGATTCGACGCCACTTCCGTCCCACAAGTCCATGGGATATGTGTCATAGTACACCAGTCCCGAACCGTACTTGTAGGCAAATGCGTTGTTGTAACTCTCACCGTTGGGATAATCATTTATTCCCCTGTGTCCTACGCCCACCTCGCCAGTGCCTAGGTTGGTGATGTGTCCGTGGTCAGTGTGGCCACCACCGTCCAGGGTGTTGTTGGTCAATGTGCCCGCCGCACCGTTGTACAACAATGTGTCGTTCAGTTCTGTCCTGAAGTCTGTGTCATCGTTGGTACCACCAATTCCGTGGTCATAACCACCAAACGATCTTGTGATTGTGGCTGACTCACCCAACAACATATTGTTTGCGTTTGTCACGTGTCTGTCCTGTATTAAAAGTATACCACCATCGTTGACCCAACTCCAAACGTCACTGCTGGCACTACTTGGCGAAGAACTATCAGCCATTCCAACTCCTGTCAACCATTCAGACAGGTACCGACTGTTGTCTCCATTGTGAACGTACATGATGTCTATGTTCTGCAGGTCGGCTGTTCGAACATCGGTCAGATTGGTTGCTGTGTGTCCCGTGTTCTCGATGATCCTCTTCTGGTTGGTTGTGTCACCTTGATATAAATCCATTGTATAATAACCAACGTTCTGTTTGTAGGCTATTGGGGTACCGTCGTTGCCGGAGTGTACATCTTCAAAATCCAAAACGTTCTCATGGATTGTGATTGAGCCGTCTGCTGTGACCGTCAACACAAAATCCGCCTTGGCATCATCAGTGCCGTCGAATGCTCTCACGGTGACGTTGTAGTTGGTGTCGGTTGCGACATCATCAAATGCACTTGCCAGTGTGATCACACCATTGTTGTCGATGTTGAGTTTGCTTGACTGGTCCACAGTCAAACTGTATGTGAGTGTGTCACCATCTGCATCTGATGCCGATGCTGTGGCTATGGTTGATCCCACAGTCAAACTCTCTGACTTGCTGACGTTGCCGATTGAACTGATTGTGGGTGCTGAGTTCACTGCCTGTGTTTCTTGTACCACCAGTTGCACTTCAATATCATTATTGTACACCTCTGGAGTCAAGCCAGCATTATAATCAAATCCGTCTTCTATTTGTGGTTCACCTTCAACAAATGCTTGTAGATCATCCTCAAACGCCAAAAGTATATCATCTTCTTTGTAATCATAATTGATTTCATCTTCAAGTTTTATATCATTTTCAACCAATATTGGCTGTTCTTCTCTAATTTGTGGTTCTTCCTTGAACACATCATCCTGTACAGGCATTTCTTCTTCCATCCTTTGAATGAACTCTTCGTCCTGCATTAACTGATCCATTTCTTCATTAAATTCTTCCATGTTGTCTGCTTCAGCAAACACATCTTGTATTTCTTCAGGAACTTCATCTGGATTTTCTTCCACAAATTGTTCAAACTCTTCTTTCATCTTATCAAAGTCCTGTTCAGGATCTAAAAGAATTACATCTTCTTCAGGCACTTCTTGGAAAGGATCCTCGTCAATTATTTCTTCTTCTGGTTCTTGATCAAAAATTTCAGGATTGTTTTTGATGTCTTCTCTGATCATTTCTTGCACGTCTTGAATGATTTCAATGGGTGCTTCATTTACAAACTGTTGTAGTTCTTCTTCGGGAATAAATTCTTTAAATTCTTGAACAAACTCCTGTTGGAACTGCTCGAAGTCCTGTTCAATCTGTTCAAACTTCTGTTCTACTTGTATGATCTTTTCTTCAATCACAACAAACTGTTGTTCCACTTCCACAAATTTCTCTTCAACTATCTGGACCTGTTGTTCGACTTCTTTAACCTGCTGTTCAATTTCTACTGCTTTGTCTACTATAATCTGTTCTTTCTCTGCTACTTCCTGTATTTTTTCTTCTACTTCTTGAACCTTCTGTTCAATCTCTTCTTTTATTTCTTCCACTTCTTGAATCTCTTCTTCAATTGCTTCCAGTTCTTTTTCGATCTGTTCCTTTTCTTCAATGGGCACTTCTTCTAATTTCTTCTCAAGTTCTTCTGCTTTCTCTTCCAGTGCTTCTGCTTTTTCTTCAACTTGTTCTTTTTCTTGTTCAACAAGTTCTGCTTCTTCCTCGATCTGTTCTTTTTCCTCTTCCAGTGCCTCTGCTTCTTCTTCCAGTGCTTCTGCCTCTTCTTCAAGTTGTTCTTTCTCTTCTTCCAACTCCTCGGCTTCTTCTTCCAATTCTTCTTTTTCTTCTTCCAGTTGTTCTTTTTCTTCCTCTGCTTCTATTTTTTCTTTAGCGGCTTCTTCTGCTTCTTTTTCTGTTTCTCTTACTTTTTTAGTCTTTTTGGTTGTGGCAATGGTTTTTGCAAACTTTTTTAGTACAATTTCTTTTGGCAGTATCACAGGCACAGTAGGTGGTTGCAGTGCTGTGGCTATGGTAGTGGCCTGGAATGCTTCTGTTAATAAAACAGATCCAGATTGGTTGGTGATCATAACCTGTCCCACAGTGCCGTCTTCGTTTGGTAGTAATACAATTTCGTTTTCTTCTCCGTCTTGGTTGGCTTTACCTGCCACCTGTGTTCCTCTGACACCTATGGTCAAAACAGGAGTTGTGACCTGCATGGCATCGTTGCCAGTTTTGGCAATCTGTCCTGATATGAAACTGAAGTTTCCTGTGATGATGTTGGCATTCATTGATCCAGTTGTGGGTTCAGCAGGATCATACACAAAGTCATCTATGACCATTTTGGCACCGGGATCAACTGATATACTGCTTTCGTCTTTGAAAGATATACCCACAGCACCATTGGCGGCATCTACTACATCATTAAGATATATAAAGTCACCCTTTTGCAGTTCTATAAACTGATCTGCTCTCTGCACCACAACTGCCGAATCTGCAGTGGTTATTTTTCCAATGGCCTGCGGATCCTCAAAAGCAACATTAGATGTGTTGGGTTGACTGTCTACAGCCAAGAGGTTAACAATATTGCCTTTGAGAGTGGATCCTTTTGCAGTGACGAGGTCTGGAGATGTTTCAAAATAGTTTTTGAGCAGAACCGTTTCGGCATCTCCCCATAGGTTTTCGGTAGTAATTGATAGGTCATCACCTGTACGAACATACTTGCCCTGCGACAACTGTTCGTAAGATATTTGTATAGTGTTTGACTGACCTGCCATTTAGTACGTTAACCTCGCTCAGTGATATTTAAACAGCAGTTTATGAAATTAATAATGTACTATTATTATATTGGTGTTTATTCTAAGTTCTTTTTGAATTAAATATGCGTATATTATGAAGTCAGTGATAGCGTTCATGCTCCTGTGGATAGGAGCAAATACCGATTACAATGTTGATCTGCCTCATCCAACTGTGGTCATGATGACACAGACTGAGTTGGAACAAAGGTATGGCAATGATCATGGCCCAGGTGGTGGAGCATTAAAAGGATTCTACAGCACAAAGTCTAACACAATCTATATCAATAAAGATTTTGACATACACGATCCATGGAAAAAAAGTGTGTTGTTTCATGAACTGATGCATTATGTTCAAGATCAAAATGGTTTTGAAGCCAATTGTGTTCAAGAATGGGAAAAAGAAGTCTATCCATTACAAAAAAAATACATGTTGGAAGTGCATGGATTGAATTGGGACTATGATCCAATGTGGTATAAATTGATTTCTACCTGTCCTACCAA